TGATTCAATGATTGCTTGTTGTTCTTGGATGGCTTTGACCAAAGTAGGAATCAAGTTAGCATTAACTGCTTTATATGCTTCTTCACCTTCAGGAGCAGGGTCTGCCCAATTTTCAACCATGTCTGGCAATATTGTCTCAAACTCTTGAGCAATAAAGCCACGATCGTTTTTAATGTCTTTTCCCTTGCCTGTTTTCCAATCAAACTTGCGAGGCTTGAGTGCCATCACAACATCAAGACCATCATCTAAATCACGGATGTTTTCTTTTAAACGCTGGTCTGAAATGGCGGTAATGGTAGTACTTGTTGCATAGACAGTTCCACCATATCCAACATAAAAACGATACGCAGCCGCTCCTGTTGAATAAACTCTCCAAGTCAAGGCAGCGTCAGTTGTATATGATGAAGTTACATAACCTTGACCATCTGGAGAAAACCAAAAACCATCACCACTTGTTGCCGATGCAGATGTTTTTCCAACCAGCAAGTTACCGCTTGAGTCAAGAGTCATTGCCTGAGTAAAGGTAATGGCGTTTCCTGCTGTGCCTGATGGGGCGTTGTACCAGCGATGCTGACCAGTAATCTGTGTGTAATATGAAACTGCTCCACCACTTGAGCCAGAGTATTTCCAACTACTGTTGTAATAAGCTCCTTGACTAACAATAACTTCATTTCCAGCAGGAGACCATACTGCATTACCAAGTTGCCCAACTTCAAACGCTTTACCTTGACTCCAAGCACTAGGAGTAACTCCCAAGCCTAGATTGCCAGAGGAGTCGAGGCGTAAACGCTCTGAGCCATTGGTATAAAAAGTTAAAGGATATGCGCCATTAGAAGACAGATAAGCAGTTCCTGATGCAAGTGCGCCAATTTCAATAGTGTTTACGCTATTATCAATTTGATGGAATACCTGATTTGCATTTGCTCCAACACTCGTTCTGGAAACAGCACCACTTGAACCCAATACATGAAGTTTCTGAGCAGGGCTACTTGTACCAATACCCAGACCTGTGCTGGTTAGGCGCATTTGTTCTGAGCCAGCAATTGAAAACGGCATTTGAGAAATACCAGCAACACCGCCAATTCTCCAATGTACAGTTCCACCAGAAGTGCTTGAACTAATATTGTTGTATTGAGCACCATTATTATCGTTTGCGACTAATGACAAAACAGATGCGTATGCGTTAGTTAGTGCTTTTACAGAGACTGAGGCATCTGTGCTAGTAGCATTAACACCAAGTTCAGAACCGCTAAAAGTAAGCGCAGAACCGCTTGTAACAACCTTAGAGCCGTTTAAATACGCAACTCCGTTAGCAGTACCACCAGAGAGGGTTACGTTCCCAGAAGCCGCTAAAGTCGTGAAAGCACCAGTAGATGCAGTAGTTGCACCAATGGTTGTATCGTTAATAGTTCCACCAGTTACCGCAGCAGAAGCATTGTCTGTCTTCGTAGCAATAGCAGTAGCAATGTTATTGAACTCAGTATCAATCTCAGTACCACGAACAATCTTGAGTGGATCACCAGGTGTTAGATTGTCTTTAGTTGCGAAATTAGTACTTTTTGTGTATTGGCTCATATCATTCTCCGTTTTGCAAATATGCCACTAACATTTCTAACTCTTTTAAAGTCGCATAACCTTTGACGCGATTTGCTTTCCAAGAAATGATTTGAATGTTATCTGGCGTGTAACCTTTTGTTGAATCTATTCGATCAATACTAGGACTTGTTTCTCTAAATCCTGCGCTATTAAATTCTAGTTTTATACCGAAAATAGGGCAACATCCATCTTTAGGATATATTGCTTTCACATCTTCAACAGTAATCGTATGTTCACGATATTTATCTTTTGCTCGTTGCTTTGATGCGTTAATCAACATTTGCAATCGATAGTCAAAGTTTTTACGTCTATTACGTTGATATTCACGAGCGTATTCAAGATTTTCTTTATGATTTTCAATCCTACGCTTTGCTTGATAAGCAACATCACATGGTCGACATTTATATTGAAGACCATCAGGTGAAGCATTATTTTTTGTGTAATCAGTTAACGGCTTATCAACTTTGCAATGACTGCAAACTTTTGACGTTTTGACAACTTTTAGAAGTGCACTCATGATGTTTTCCCGTTCTTAGATTGAATCTCAATCTTCTGAATTGATAATTGAGTGCCGTTAATTGTAGTTTCGTAACCAGTTTGAACAATCTTTCCCATACCAGAAGCATTCACATCCAATGTTCTGATAAGCACACCACTTGAATACTGAGCAACCCCATATTGAGCTATTCCATACTCAGAAATAGATTGTGTAGCAATGTTGGCGTTTGCAGACAGATAGTTGGCTGCGAAGTCAAATCCCCACTTGATTGTCACAGTTTGGTTTGAGCCACCAATAATGATTGTCTTGATTCTCTTGAGAACAGAGATCTGATTCTCATTGCCTAAATCAGCATGGTTGGTGTAGTACGCCATCCGATAAGTAGATGTGTTATCCAAGTAACCATCATACTTACCAATGTATCCAGTCTTACCAATGTATAAATCACCATTTCTAAGCGAATACAAAGACTTAGGAGTGATGGAATCCCACTTGGTTACTCTGTTAGACCCATCTTGCAATTGCATCTTTGTATCAAAACAATAGACTTGTGCTGAAGTAGGCAAAACCAACAGATAAAAAGCATTCTTCTCTGAGTAAACAGACTTCAAATTAGCCAATGTCTCAACAGCCAAAGACCCAATTAAATCAGAACGAACATTCTTAGATATGTCTCTCAAAGGAGCAGACTTCTCTTGGATAGTCCTCATCAATGAACGAACACCAGAGTCTGACAAGAAAATTACATCAGTACCAATACTCTGAATAGAATCTCTAGCAATACATCCAATAGAACCTACTGTGTCACTTAACTGGAGCGTTGCAGGGGTTGTTGCACCAGAGTAAACAAGAATCTGTCGTTTACCAAAGATAAACAAGAAATCATTGTGTGCCGCCAACCCCATGATCTCATCAGAACCATTAGGCCATACACGAGACACATCTAAAGTACCAGTAGTACCACCCCCCCATACATGACCTGCAATCAGATCAGAGAAAGTAATCGTTACTTTGTTAGTAGATGTATTGGCAACCCACAAACGACCAAAAGCAGAAATACAGATGTTTGCTTGAGGAACAGTACCTACATAACCAGTCTTCTCAGAAACTCTGCGATAAGTGGTAGTACTCACCGCTGGGTCATAAATCAATGGATCGTGTCCAACTTGGAAGAAATAAGTAATTCCATTCAGAGAAGCACAATGCCAGTTACTAGCACTAATGGTAGGAGCAGAACCACCACCACCATAGGTCAACTCAGTTACAGCATTGGAAGTACCAAGTTTAAACAACTTATTGTTGCCAGCAAACAACACAGTCAATGTGCCATCAATCTGCACTAACTCATGGATAACAGTTACATCGTTAGACCCAAGGTTTCCAGATGAAGAATTAACCAATGTATAACCCTTGCGAGCACCAATACGTCCATACTGGTCAATCACGCAATTAGAAGCAACCAAAGCAAAGCCAGAAGACAAATCCAATGGAGAGTCTTGCGTATTCAGACCATAAAAGCCTGGTGCGCTTACACTGTTACTTTGTAGTGGAGCTGCCATTACACTGCCTCAAATACTTGTTCTTCAGGATAACGTGTGCTCTCTGTTGCAATGGCATCAGACAACATACCTCTAAAGAGCGCATAAGCCTCAGAAGAGCTAGTACCACCATCTTCGCCACGCTCAATCAAAGCACGTGCATAAGCACTCTGAGTCACCAAATAATCTAAAACCTTGACAGAAGTGCCATCAGAAGTCAAAGCCGCTTGTGGAATGATCACATCAAACAAAATAGTAAAGACACCATTAGGAATTGGATACAAGTCAATCTTTGTATCACCACTGCCATCTACACCATTAAAACAGTACTCAGATGGGATTCCTTGAACTGGAGTCACAAAGTTCAACTTGCGATTCATACTGGTAAAAGGAATGTCATCCATCACAACATTGCTAGTTGTATTCAAGGAGTCCATTACACGAAACTTCTGACCAGAACCAGTCAAAGAATATGAATGTGTGCCACCAGTAGTAGTTACTGTGATGGTTTGAGACAAGCAATTCCAAGTGTAGGAATCTTCAATTTGTCGCTTGGCATCATTGACAAACTTGCCAATCAAAGCAGAATATGTTGTTTCTGAGACAGTAGAAACATTAGTCTCACGCAAACGAGTGAGTACATCATTGACTAATTCTAGGTATGTCATACTCGTTGTGACCCTTCGATTTCAAATGTTGCAATGACAGAAATGGTAGACCCAGACTCTGATGTAGCAGTCAAATAGTCGCCTTCTTCCATCACAATATACTGGTTAACATCAATCTCGGCATAAGTTGATTTAGATGTTATGGTGTATTCATTTGTAATTAGGATAGAAAGGCTTTCACTTGAATCGTACCAAGTGAAACTTATGTGCTTATTTGATGAGCCGTTGTTTGATGCGTGTAAAAGTACACACCTAGCGTAATAGCCAGTCGGAACTGTAAACAGCGTAGTAGCCGTATTAGCAGTTAAATTTGCACCGACTGACCTTGCTCTCATTTCTTATTCCTCTTAGAGATCGCTTTAGCCTTTGCTTTAGCGTCTTCCTTGGACGTTGCGCCCCAAGCTCTAAGAGAAAGTAAAAGTCGGGTAGGCTTTCCATCTTTCATCTCAGCGCCAGGCATATTGCCCATACGTGCTAAAAAGGAGGCCCTACGAGGGTTGTCGCCCGACTTGACTGGAGGCTTTAAATTGCCACCTGTTTCTGCATTATACGATGCTCTACCCTTGGCATTCAAGCCCCCTTTCGGGTTTTTTCCAGTCTTTGTTTGCCAAGTTGGAGTTTTCATTTCTTTTTAGCAGTCTTAGCTGCCGCCTTAAATGCCGCCTCAGTAGGAGCACCTTTAGAGCCAACCTTACGCATCTTTTCCTTAGAACCAGC